CGCCAGCGTGTCCTGAAGCAGCTGACGTGCCAGCGCCCCGCCGTCCATTTGGGTGTATCCCTTGTCTGGCGTCGGGGTGGCCCGCAGCTTGACCGCCAATGAGCGCAGCACCTGGTTCTCGCCCGCGTAGTCGTACGGGTTGCCTCCCTGTCGGAGCTGGCCGTAGTAGAGGTTGACCCAGTCGGCTTCCTGCGGCGAGGCCTGATCGGTCATCTGCACGGTGACCAGATCGGCGAAGCGCAGGCCCAGGCCGGGCGACCCGTCGAGCGGGTGCACGCCGTTCCTGGCCGTCATGGTCATCTCCTCGCAGATGCCCTCAGGGGTGATCGAGAGTTTGAATCCGGCCGCCAGCACATAACTGGCGTCCCGGTAGACGGTGGATTTGTAGGCCCCGAGTGGGCTCCGGACGATGAATCTGAACGTCTGAGGCTGGATCATCAGTACCCGCTCAGGCCGCTGCGCTGTGTGCCCCGGCTGCCCAGGGTATCCACGATCAGGTTGGCCGCGTCCATCAGACGCTTCGTGCTGGCGTTGAAACCGGGCACGTCGAGGTTGCCGATGTTGGTCAGGGCGGTCGTGAGGATGGCCGGGAACTGAAGCTCAGGCGGCCCGAACTGGGCGGCCGGAGCCGCGCCGGCGATGGTGGCGTTGCTGTACGGCTGCATGCCACCGTCCGACCCGGAGCCGTAGCCGGGCAGGCTGGGCGCGATGGCTTGATAACTGCTGGTGATCCGGCCCTGTTCACTTCGGATGTTGGCGAGGTCGACTGTCGTGTCCTTGCCAGCCGCTGAATCGTCCGCAAAGTCCTGAATGAACTTGCTGAGGTTCGACTTCGCGATGATGGCCCGCAACGCGTAAGTCTGGATCAGCTTGTTCATTTGCTTGTCCAGCGCATTGCCTACACCGCTGAAATCGGCATTGTCGGCGGCGTCAATCAATACGCCTTCGAGCGTCCCATTGATGCTCTGGGCGAAGTCGCTGAAGATGTTGCTGGCCTTCACCAGCGTGTCTGAGGCGGCCTTGTCGAGAGTCTCCGGCGCACCTCCGAACAGCGACCAGCCCAGCCGCTGCCAGAAGCCGGCGTTGGCCTTCGTGGTCAATGCCTCGCTGTCGGTTTTGAGCTTGTCGTAGTAGGGGTTGGCGATGTTGCCGTACATCTTGCTGCCCATCGCCTGCTGCTCAGCACTGGCCTGCTCGAGCGTGTTCTTCTTCCACAGCTGATAGGCCGGGTCGAGAGCTTGGATAGCGTCACCGAGGCTCAGGACCGCCCCGATGGTGGATTCGACGCCGCCGATGATGTCACCGGAAGCAAACTTGCCCACCGCATCAATGCCGCTGTTGACCGTACTGAACAGACTACTGATGCCCTGCTGCTGGGCATCGCTAGCCCCGAAGGCGGCAAAGACCGAGCTGAGTGTCTGCTGCGCCCCCTGCACATCTGACTTGAACTTCTCCAGTTCGGAGCGCTGCAGACCGATCCGGTCGCTGACCCCCTTCTCGCTCAGGGCGGTCAGGGTGGCTTGCAGTTGGGCATACGCCTGAGCTTCGTCCTGATGGTCGGCCACCGCATCCGAGTAAGCGGCGAAGGCCGCAATCTTGGCGAGCTGCTGGCGCTGGGCGAGATAGGCCCGTTCGCTGATCAGCCCTTGGTTGTGCCGCTCTTCCAGGCTGTTGCTTTGACCGCCCGCTTGAATATCGCGGATGCTCCGGGCGCTTTGGGTAGCTTCCTTCTGCTTGCTGTCAATCTCGGCCAGGATCAGGGGCAAGCGCACGAGGTCTTTCAAGCCCCGTGCTCGCGCCGCTTGGTTCTGCAGCTCCTCTACGGTGTTGAGCTTGAGCCCATCGGTGTAGACCTTCTGAGCTTCTGTAACCTGAAAGGCTGCATAAGCTTTGTCGCGCTCGGCCGGGTCGTTCAGGCGGGCCTCGACCCCAGGGTCTACCCAGGGCGTCCCATCCGGGTTCAACCTGGGCTTCACCCGGGTTGGCAGTGGTGTGGCCTCACCGGTCGCCGCGGGCATGCCGGTGCCCTGCCTCCGGTTGTTCAGACCCACCGTGTCTGACGGGTCGAGCTGGCCCCGGCCGAGAGAAGGCTCCGCGAGCGGGAAGTCTAGGGCCTGCTGAATACGGTCGAGTCGCACCTGCTCAGCCCGCGCCCGCTCTTCCGCCCCGTCCACCCAGGCTGTGACCGCTTCCCGACCAGCCTCGCCGAGTGAGCCGGTCACGACCGAGTCGGTACCGAAGCCCTCGGTCATCTTGACGATGGCCGCCCGCAAGGCCGAGCTGGTGTTCGGGTCTTCGATCTTGGCCTGAATGGCCGCCAGCTGCTCGTCGATACTGCCGTCGAGGTTCCCCAGGAACTCCTGGGCCTGCTGTTCGGTCGCCTGATCGCCGGTCAGTCCACTGAGAGCCGCCCGAAGCTTATCCACCGACTCAGCCGAAGCCTCACCGCGCGCCGCCGAGTCCATCAGGCCAGACAGCACGCTGGTTAGCAGGTCGATGGCCGGACCACGCTGGCCGACGCTGTTCAGGCTGTCAGCCACTGCCAGGGCGCTGTCTGCGGCTTCGGCATTGCCGCTGACCATGCCCTGCATCCGCTGAGCCGTGAGGTAGGCCGCCTGCCCCTGGCCGATCAGGGCGAAGGTGAGGGTACGGGACTTGACCACACCCTTGTCACTGGTCAAGCCCAGCTTCTCGGTTTCGCGGCCCAAGTCATTGAACTGACGGGTCAACTCCTGCTGAGTCTTGCTGTCGAGGTCGCCGGCCTCGACGTGCCGCCGCAGGGTTTCAGCGAGCGCGTGATAGGCCTCTCGCTGCTTGACCACAGCATCGGTCTGCTTCTCGGTCGCCGTATCCACCGGCTCGGTGCTGCGGGCCGCTGCGAGGGCGGCGTCGAGTTTCTGCCTGGCAACGGTCAGTCGCCCATCCTTCAACTGGGCCGGGCCACTGTCGGCCTCCGCTTTGTCGATCTTGTACTGGGCCTGGGCGATGGCCTCTGCGCCTGCTTCCAACCCAGCAGCGAACCGCTTCTGCACGGCGAGCTGCTTGCTCACGTTATCGCCCGCATCCTTCAGGGCGTCATCCCGCTGCCGCTTCAGGGCCTCTAAGTGCCCCTGGGCCTTCTCCACGTCCTGAGCACGGAGGGCCTGCGTGATGGCCTGGGATTCCTTGAGGCGCCGCTCACTCTCAGTCCTGAGCTTCTCCTTCTCCTGCTCGGCGTCTCGGAGCGCCTGTGCGCCTTCTTGATCAGCTTTGTTTGCTGCTGCCTGACGGGCGGAGTAGGCGGTCTGCTCGAGCTGTACCACTGACGCCCGCGCCTTGCTGTTCTTGGTAAACGCCTCCAGGGCGGTATTGGAGCTGGCAATTTGGGCGGCATCCCCACTCTTTTGGGCCACTTCCTGCGCCTTGATGAGTTTCAGGGCATCATCCCCGTACTTTCGGAGGTCCGAAGCTGAGGCGATGTAGTTCCCGCTGGCCGCGCTCCTCCCTACTGCGCTCTGCACTGAGGCAACGGCGCGGGCATTGCTGGCCGAGGCGTCGGTATAGCGCTTCAGGGCACTGGTGGCCGCGTCGATGGCCTTCGGATCATGGGCATCCTGAGCCTTCTTCAGGGCTGCCTCTAAGCGCTGAGCCTGGGCAATCTGAGCCGCCGTGATCGGGGTCAGGTCGTCCGTCTCTTTGGCATGAGCCTTCAGGGCGCTGCTGGTTGAGCGGATGAGACCTTCCGTCGCTGTCCATTCCTTGCTGCCCGTCTTCTGCGTAGTAGCAAGCTGCTCCGCACTGCTCCGCACCCGCTCAAGAGCGCTGTGATAGGCGTCCACATCCATTTTCCCCGCTGCATAGGCGGTCTTCAGGGCAGTGAACTCAGTCTGGAGCGCCTTCAGGGGGGCAATAGGCGGGGGCTTGAAGTTAGGATCCGTCTCTGGCGGAGGAGCGGTTGTAGTAGCCGCTGGGGTGTTCCTGCCCGCCCAGGGGCTTTGGGAGCTGCGGTAGACCGTGGCGTGTTCCGGGTCATACAGCGCCTTCATGGTCGGTGTGGCCGTGGTGTTGGCCCCAACGAGCATGGTCTTACCGTTCTGCTGACCTGCCACGACCTCTGTGTGATGCCCGCTGGTCTTGCCGTAGCCTGCGCCCGCGTACACCACGAGGTCGCCGGGCTTGGCATCCTTCACGCCGACCTTGACCCAGCCATCCTTAATCGCGTTCTGTTCGAGCTGGGCCGCGTTGGCGCTACGGGTCAGGTGATAGCCGAGCTTGTTGATGATCTGCCCGGCCACGTCGGCACACCAGGCGTTGATCTTGGGATCACCCTTGACGCTGTCAGCGATGCCCTTGACCAGATTCACGGCAATATCACCAGATGCAGTCTTGCCACTGGTGCTGCTTGCCGCCTGGGTCAAACCCTGAAGCGCCTTCGACTCGGCGTCGATCTTGGCAATGGTTTCCTGGCGCCGCTTCAACTGTGCGGGGGTGTATTCGGAGGTGTCGGCCTGCACAATCTGGAGCTTCATCGTTGCTAGCTGTCCCAGACGCCCCTTATTCCAGAGCTTCTGCTGCTGCCCCTCAACATCAGCCTCGGTCTTTGCCACCTCGTCCTGAATCTTGTGGATGTTGTCCAGAATCGAGTTGACGTACAGACCTAGGCCGCCCGCTGCGAGGGCGAACAGCGTGACTGGGTTCAGAGCCATGAAGGCGGTAGTGGCCGCCGTCGCTCCTTCCATTGCGGGAATGAACTTGAGCTTGATAGCCGTGGCTGCGACGGTGGCCACGTTCGCCATGCCGCCCAGTGACTGCGCGAGCATCAATTCCTTCATGGCCGTGCTATTGGCAATGGCCGCCACGGTCAGTGCGGTGACAGCCACACCGAGCGCCGTCAGGTAGGGCTTCGCCTCATTCGCCTTGTCGCCGAGACTGCCCACCCATCGCACCGTATCGGTCATTACTTCAGCCGCACGGGTAAGTGAGGGGGTGAAGGTCTGAGCGAACGCCAGTGAGAGATTGTCGGTGGCGGTCTTCAGGCGCTTCTGGGCACCTTCTAGACCGTTCACGACGGTCCCGCTGTAGGTGTTCAAGAAGCCACTGCTGTTTTTGATCTCGCCAGTCATATGGCCGAGATCGGAGGTCACACCGAGGAATGCGGTTGAAGAGCGAGTGTGGAAAATCTGGAACGCCATTGCGGCCAGATCAGTCTTATTAATCAGCTCGCCGGTCAGTTTGTTGTAGACGGGAGTTGTGCTGAGGAAGACCTCTCTCAGGTCAGTCATGATGTCATGGCCAGAACGCATGTGCCCGTTGGCGTCTCGCATCTTGACACCCAACTCTTCATAGATAACCGCCGCCTCTTTACTCGGCGTCAGCACCTTCTGCATCGCATTACGGAGACCAGTTGAACCAATTGTGGCCGGGTCCATACCCTTTTGGGCCAGCCTGACTAGCATCGCCAACGTCTCTTCCAGGCTGAAGCCCATGAGGTGAGCCGTTGCGCCGACCACGTTCAGGCCCTTGCTCAGATCATCCATGCTGGCGAGGCTCAGGTGGGAAGCCCGTGCCAGCATGTCGCCAAAGCCAGCAGCCTGCTGAGCTGTCATGTCGAGGTGCTGCAGGTTGCCGTACAGGCGAGTCACGGCGTCATTCAGGGGTACGTGCTCGGCGGCGGCCAGTTTTGCGGCCACGCCTAGAACCGTGAGGGCATCGGAACCCTTCACGCCACCACGGGCGAGGGCGGCCAACGCCGTTGCCAGTTCACTCTTGCTGAACATCTGCTCGGCGGCGCTGCCGCTCTGGACGATCTGATTGAGCTGAGCATCAATGCTCTTCAGGTCCTGAATGCCGTTGGCAGACATGACGAGGTAAGCCTGTTGCAGCTTCTTCGCCTCGTCTTGGCCGTCCTTGGTCAACTTCACGATGCTACCGAGTGCAAGCCCTACGGCTGCTGCGCCTGCTACCACAGGCCCCATGCTGGCCGCCATCGCCACCATGCCCGCCTGCGGGGAGACGAAGCTGAGCGCCATTGATGCGTTGTTCAGCCCCGCACCCCTGCCAGCCGCACCGGCAAACGCCGCACGGGCAGAGAGGCCCGCACTGGCCTGCTGGGCCGCCACGGTGCTCGCCAGGGCCGCCGTGTATTGGCTCTGTGCCGTGCGGAGCTGCGTCAGGCGCTCGACGTTCCCAAGTTGCACGATGCCCAGGTTCCGGGTCGCTAGGATCTCGGCATCAATGGTCGCCAGGACGCCTCGCTGGGTGCCCGCCTGCTGGGTCAGCGCGAGGCTCAATTCCTTCTTGGTGATGATGCCCGCGCGCTCCTGGTCCTGAAGCAGCATGGTCTGCTCGGTCATGCCCTTCAGCGCGATGGTCAGATCGGCGACGCCCAGCTTCACGCCCGCCGCGAGCGAGCCGCGCGTCACGACACCGTTGATGGTGTTGATCGTCGAGGCCGTGCCCTTCAAAGACCTGCTGTACGTGTCCTGAAGTGTCGTCAGCTCGGCCAACTGCTTCAACTCGACCACGTTCAGGCTGCTCTTGCCCTTCAGGGCGGCAATCTGAGCCTCAATGATGTCCATGTTGATCTGTGCCTGGCGACCGTACTTCTGCATGCCCGTCACGACATCGGCTTCACCTACGCGCTCCGACTGCCAGTTGTTCCGCAGCGTGTTGACCTCGCGGCTGAGCATCCGGGCGTAAGTCGCTTCGGTATTCATAGCCGCGCCGCGTCGCTGGCTGGCCGCAGGGGCGTTCTGGAGACCTGAATTCTGCGTGGCGGCTCCCAGCGCTTTCCACTCGGCCACCAGGGCCGCGACGGCAGGAGTCTGGGTGCGCACTGTCCCAGTGAGCGCCGTCATACTGGCCTCGGCCTTTGCAATCAGCGCCTGTGAGCTGAAATCGAACCGGACGGGGATCGGCTTGAACTCGACCCGCGCCAACTGCTCGGCGGCCTGCAGTTTTGCAGTCAGCTCCGGTAGATTCAGCACGAAGCCCACGCCTGCGGTGATGTCTCCGATCTCCACTTAAATCACCCCCTTAATAAAAAACCGCCCACTGGGGGCGGCTGGAATTTCAAGCTAAAGACCTTACGGGAATTGGCAACGTGCATTCTCGGCAGCGGCATTGAAGGCCTGAAGGCGACTTGCTGCGAGATCAACAGCAGCTCGCGCCGCCACCACTTGCGGTTTGTTCTTTGTTACAGCCACTTTTGCCCTTGCCACCAGCTGAGCATTGTCTGTAGTTGTTTTCTTCGCTAGTGCAGGGGCCAGTGGCTGGAGGCTGCTGACTGAAGAATCAAGGTTGGTAAGGTTATCGTTGACTGAGTCGTACGCTGTACCGAGCGAGCCGAGACCGTTGCTCACCTTATCGACAGCCACTTGAATGGCTTGGAACTGGGAAAGCGCAAGGTCCTCCTGGGTCTTGACCTCAGCGCACTTATTCGCAGCATCCAAAATAGGGATCTGTCGCGTCTGAGCATCCAGAAGCCCTGACACTCTTGTCAGATTGGTAGTATCTGCCGTCAACAATGGGGGATTCTCCAACACCTTCGTATACTGCGAAATCTGGCTCAGGTTGTCGGAAATCTTGTTTGTCAGTGCGGTTACGGCCACCGAGGTCTGTTGGCTGCGCTGACTGGTCTGCGCGTCCGCCTTCAGCTTGGTCACAGCGGCATTGAATTTCGGGAGGGTGCTGGGTTTTAGTACGATGTCCATCAACCCTCCTGCCTCACTAGGAATACTGATGATCAAGTTGCCCTGATTCAACCGCGCAGGGGCTGAAGAAATGCCAGCGCCAAGGATCGGCTTGTCGAAAGTCAACGAGTAGTCGTTCCCAGCGCGGGTACCCGTAATGCCGGAGTTGGTAACGAGCAGGTTAATGCCACTCGTCGAGGGCCCTACGCTCACTACCTGCGCCGTTCCTTTCAACTGCCCGCCAGCGACTGTCCACTGGAACAAGATGGCGGAAGTTGAAGTTGATGTGCTGAATACCTGCGCCCCAGACTGAGCACTTGCAGCCCCACAAAAGAGGGCGATGGTAACCACGAAAGCGATTTGTCTCATGGAATTCAGATTAAAGCAAAACGAACTGGCAAGAGGGCGCAGATTTCCTGTGGCTTATTCCCGCTTGACCTGCGCCGCCATGTAGATCGCCGGATACACATCACCGATCTCCAACCAGACGTTGTCAGGGCACTTCCTGGCCCGGACATAGGCTACCCAGGCCTGTGCCTCGTCGACACCCATGCCCGGGAAGGGTTTGACGTGGCTGGCCTGTTCCGCTTCCGGCTCGACCACATCCGGGTCACCCAGATACGGAGCCAGCAGGATGCGCCGGGCGTAGGCCAATGTCTTCTCTTCCTGTGTCGGGGGCGTAGTGATGTTGGCCTTCCTCTGCTGCCAGCGGTCGATGATCTTCTGCGCCTCGCTCGGCTCTCCATTCGAGCCGGGTTTGGCGCTGAGGTTGGCGAGGTTGGCCTGAATCTGGGGCTCAAGCCGGGCATAAAGGATGCGGCCCCGGCCTCGTTGGATGAACAGCAGCTGCGGGAAGGTCAGGTCCATGACCTGCGCCAGCGTCCATCCGTTCACCCCCAGCACGTCCCAGACCATCTGGTCGAGTTCGTCAGGCGTCAGGCTTTTTTTTCGCTGCTCTCCTTCGGCATTTCGCCGTAGAGCAGGATGTGGTTGACGATCTTCATAAAGGGGAGCGGCAGGTTATCGAGCACCCAATCGGGCGTGATCTCCTCCGGGTCAGTCTTGGTGGCGTTCTGAAGCCGGCGCTTGAGCTTGTCGGCCAGCCAGACCGTCTGATCGGCGATGCTCCCCTCCTGGCTGGCCAGATACTCGCCGTACTCGCGCAGGGTGACCGGGGCGGCCTGGAACTCGATGCCGCCCAGCTTGAAGGTGTCGGCGGACTTGCCGGCCAGCACAGTGAAGAGGCTGCTCATCGGGTGACCTTCTGGAGCGTGATCCCGTCTGCGGGTCGGTTGGTTCCGAGCGGCAGGTCGGGGCAGAGATATTTTTGCTTCTGGTATTGGACGTGCGTTCCGGCCCGAATGGGCACGAGGGCCACCCCGGAGGGCGCCCTCAGGCCGTCATCCGCCAGAACCGCGCCCATCAGCACCAGCACGGGCTGGCCCCTGACGGTGCGCGTGAGTTCCAGCGGGGTATTCATCAGGTCGGGAAGATCGGGACGCAGGTGATCCACTCGACGGTGAACCCGTACATGGTGTTCCCTGCGACGTCGCTGCCCTGCTCGCCGGTGTACACCAGCACGGCCTGGCCCTGCCAGATGAGCAGGTTGGCGTCGGTGTAGCGGGCCATGATCTGGCTGCCGGTGGTGCCGTTGCCGACGGTGGCTTTGGTGATCATGCCCTGCACGGTGGCGTTGTTGGGCGGCGCGACGGTGCTGAAGGCCTGGGGGCCCTGGCCGAGGCGGGTGCTGACGAAGTCGCGGGCCGCGCCGCCTGCGTTGAACAGCGGCGTGCGGGTGGTGGTGGTGGCCGGCTTGTAACCGTCGAGCGAAGCCACGGCAGGCACCGTCGCGTACACGAAGGTGATGGACGGATCGAGCACGATCTCGAGCTTGGCCTTGGTACGGTTGTTGGCGTTCAGCGTCTGGTCGTAGGTGAGTTCGGGCATCTCAGTTGCCTCCAGTGGCAGTGGACTTGTGGTACGCGCGGATCAGACGCCGGCCTTCCTTCTCGGTCTCGGCGTCCACCGTGGCGGTCTCGCCGCTGGCGGTGGTGCCGCTCACGCGGAACTTGCCGTCAACCTTCACGGTCGGCTCCCAGATGTAGCCGTCGGCGGTCTCGGTGGGCGTGAGGGCCTCGGCCTGCTCGGCGGCAGTCGGGGTGACCTCGGGTTCGGTCTCGGTCGGCTTCTTGGTGGTCATGGGGCTCCTTACTCGGCGAAGCGGAGGCGGAAGGTCACGGCGGCCAGCGGGCGCCGGGCCTGCCGGTCGATGGTGGGCGGAATGGCGAGCGGCTGGGCGGTACCGCGGATGTACGGAATGCCCGGGTGGGAGGTGATCAGCCCTTGCAGGCGCTTGACGGCCTGCCAGATCGGGCGCAGGTCAGCCTTCGTAGACCCTTCAGCGCCCCAGAGACTGACGAGGACGTCCATCTCCTTGATGGCGTGCGGCACGCCACCCTGGTCGAAGAGCCGCTGCTGGTCGGCCTCGGTGAGTTCGCTGATCACCGCATAGGCGGTGGCCGGCGCGGGCTGGGGCGTGGCGTCGAAGGTAGAGTGCTGCAGTTCCGGCACGCTCTGGCAGAGCTGGTAGAGGTTCATCCCTCGCCCCGCATGCCGTCCAGAATCGCCTTCTGGATGTCCCGGTCGACCCGCGCGTCGAGCATGAACGGGCGGCCACCGGCGTCCGGGGGACGGGCGTGCAGGATCGCCACGTACTCCGGGCCGTCGATACTGCCGAACTCCGCGAAGCCGGGCCGACTGGACGGGCGGGCTTTGATGCTGCGGGCCAACTCGCCGGACTGCTCAGCTGGATACTCATGCTCAGCACTCGAGCGGTTGGGCAGGCCGGGGTACTGGCGACCGCTGCCAGCGCCTTCGAGCTTAGCTTTCAGCACCGGCACGGCCGCCTCTGCCCCTCGCAGGGCCAGCGGGGCCAGCCGGACCTTCAGCAGCGCCAGGCCAGCCGGATGAATACGGGCCATCAGCCGCGCACCTCCTGCTGTCGAATTTTTCGGGTCTCCGCCCGGGCACGGCTGAGCCGGTCCAGGTCGGTTCGCGCCTGCCGGTGGAGGCCAAGTAAGAGGACCACCACCGGGTCGAGATCTTCCGCCACCGCGAAGGTCACGGCCTGGGCGAGGTCGGCGTGATCGCTGGAGAGGGCCTGGAGCCGCAGGGCGTAGTCTTGCTGAACTGGGCGCATCATGCCCTCCGCTGGCCGGGTGAGCCGAGCTGCACGCGCCAGAATTGCCCGGCCCCGCCCATGTCCTGCGCGTCCTGCCAGGGGTAGTAGTTCAGGCCGTCCACCTCCAGGTGGTAGTCCATGGCCCCGACCGGGGCGTCGATCGGCAGCCACGCCACGAAGGATGGGACCGGGCCGACGGAACCCTGCTGCATCAGCGAGCGCTCCCTCACCGAGATCGGCTGCAGAGCACCCGTGAAGACCGGTGGGGCACCCAACACCTCGGCGTCCTGCCGGCCGTCGTCATCGAACGCCCCGGTCGGCTGCACCTCGGGCACCACCGCGATCTGCTTCAGGTACAGCCGGGGAAGCCGCACCTCACACCCCCGGGTAACGCCAGGAACTGAGCAGGTTCAGGGCCTCAGCGGGCATGGCGCCCGGCGTGGCCCGGTAGGTGGTCTGCACGTCCCCGATCCGTTCACTGACGATCCCGACCGGTGTGGCCTGGAGCGTCTGCAAGGTCAGGAGCACGGCCTCCTTGATCTGCTCGGGCAGCTCGTAGGCTTCCCAGCCGGTCTGGAAGACCACCGCGATCAGGCCGAGCGGGCTGAACTCCGGGCTGAAGGCGTCCCGGCGGATGCTGAAGCGGTCGAAGGTGCACTCGGCCTTGATGTCGGTGCCGTCCTGGCTGATGCTGGTCAGCCCGGTGATCGGCCAGACCCTCAGCGCCTCCGGACCCAGACGCCGCTTGCCGTAGAGCGGCACCCCGAAGGCCCGCAGGTCGTTCCGGATGCGCACCTCGGCCGTCCAGACCTGCGTTTCCAGCCCGGTCAGCTGTGGGCAGATTGCCTGGGCCACCAGCGTCTCGGCTCGGTTGAGCAGGGCCTTCTGATCGAGCGGCTCCAGGTCCGAGACGTCGAGGAGGCCCACGGCTTATTCCGCGACGCCCAGGGCGCGCAGGCGGTCGGCCTCCTCGGGGGGGAAGCTGGCGCTCTCGCCGGTGTTGTACAGGTGATAGCCGCGCGTGAACGTCACCTCCACCGCCGTCTTGCCGTCCGGAATACCGGGGTTGGTCAGGTCGCCGGTCGTGACACCCTGCCGGGGGTCGGGCTCGTTCGGGCGCAGCACCGGCAGGTTCTCGCCCGCCAGGGACTTGTCGGCGTTCGCGCCAGTGCGCCGATCGGTCTCGGTCTGGTCCTCGAGCTGACGGACGATGCCGCCGGTCGGCACCACGCCCCCCGCGTCGGACGTGCCCTGCTTGGCGGCCTCCTTCTCCTGCCGCTTGGCCGCGCCGGCCCGGGCGGCCTTGTCGGTGTCGACCGTGCCGTCCTTGTTGACGGCCTCGGCGGGGTTGGTGCTCTCGGCCAGGGGGACCTTCGGATCGTTGCTGACGGGCGTGCCTTTCTGTTCAGCCATGGGGGTGGCCTCCTTGGGTGGATTGGGGGTAAAACCTGCCGGGCCGCTCAGCGGTCGGCGACGAGGGTCAGGTCGACGCGGGCGACGGCCAGCGCCTGGGTGTGGCGCAGCGCGATGTCGTGGCGGGTCCGGGCGCGGAACAGCGTCTGGTCGGTGCTGAAGGCGCTGACCAGGGCGCTGCCGTTGAAGTACGCGCCCTCGGTCGAGGTGTCCATCGCCAGGGCCAGGGTCTCGCCGATGATCACCTCGCTGAAGTCGCCGTAGTACATCTCGGTGCCGGCGGTGCCGCCCGCCGTGGTGAGGTTGCTGGGGATCTGGTTGCTGATGCGGAACGGCACGCCGAAGAGCTTGCCGGTCAGCATCTCGTCGCGGTAAACGTACTCGCCGGTGGTGCTGAGGATGCCGAAGATGCGGGCCTCGACGTCGCTGTTGAAGATCCAGCCCATGCGCCGCTGCGCGATATTGGCACCGCGAATCAGCGCCCGCACGCCTGCCAGCGCGGCCGGGACGGTGGTGTAGGTCTTCTTGTTGGCGGTGGCGATCTGGCTGAGCAGGCCGGTCGGGGTGT